AAAGGTGAAGCAATTGATGTTCCTACTATTGCTGAGTATATAAAGTCTCAACAAAGACTAGGTGAGATACTTCGCCGTTCTGCATTAGGTGATTTAGCGAATGAAACATTTTTAAATACAGTAATGGCTACTGGTAAATCAGTAGATGAGAGCACACAGATTATTACTGATGTTTTTGATTTAATTGATAATGCTCCAGAAGTATTTAAAAAAGAATTATCAAATAGATTTCCAACTGTAACTAGAGCACAACTTGCTACAGCATTATTAACTGGACCTCAAGGTATAAAACAACTAGAAAGCACAGTTAAACGTGCTGGAGTTGTTGCTGCTGGTACAGCACAAGGACTTAAGATTAGTGAAGCCTTAGCAGAAGATTTAGCATCTAAGGGTCAATCATTTGCTAGTGCAGGAACTGGATTCCTAAGAACAGCACAGATACTTCCAGTAGCACAGAAGTTAACATCTATTGAGACAGGTATAGAGCCTGAAAAGGCTTACACAGTAGAGCAAGCAGTTGCTGCAACATTTGACCAAAGTGCTGCAGAACTTCAAAGATTAGCAGATTTAGCAGAACGTGAAAGAGCAAGACTTTCTGGAAGTGCAGGAACTGCAGGTAGCAGGTCATTAGCATCTAAAAACAGAGGGCTTGGCTTAATATAAATAGAATCCTACATAGACCCATCGGCCCTGTGTAGCGTAAAAGACCGATAGCAAGAGCCAACCAATTTCCCCGAATTGAATTGAGGCTTGCGACTAACAACGAATAGAAAGGGTGGTTGCTATGAGCAACAATTACTGGGAAGACGAAGACGAAGACCTAGATACAGAAACAGATACACAAATGGATGGTAGTGATTTACTTAAAAAATTACGCAAAGCCAAACGTGCAGATGAGAAACGTATTAAGGAACTTACTGAGCAACTTGAGTCACTATCCAAGGTGCAGCGTGAGAAAACTGTCAAAGAAGTCCTAGAAAAGAAAGGCGTCAACGCAAAGGCTGCAAGACTTGTTCTTAAAGACCTAGAGGATATTAACGAAGAGACAGTGAATAACTGGCTTGATGATAATGCAGACCTATTTGGAATTAAAATAAACAATGAAGAGCCTAAAGTAAGTGATGTAGATAAGGCTGCCTTAAGACAGCAAGATGTTATCACTCAAAATGCTATGACACCTGACCGAGCAGAAGATTTAAGTCTTCGCATTGATAATGCAGATTCAATGGATGCATTATTGGATGTACTTCGCTCACAACAATAATTCCGTTCATAGTCACTTGGAGGTGACAAATGGCTAATGCCTATGTATCAACTGGTTCTGCCTCATTAGGAGGAACCGCTGGTGCTGCTGGTCTAGTACAGAAGGCGTATGACCGTTTACTAGAGTTTGCTCTCCGCTCTGAACCACTAATTCGTTCAGTCGCAGATAAGCGTCCAGCACGCCAAGCAATTCCAGGTTCAACTGTAGTTTTACAACGCTACGTTGACCTAGCAGTTGCAACTACTGCTTTAACAGAAGATACTGACCCAACAGCAGTAGCAATGTCAACACCAACATCAGTAACCATTACTCTTAACGAGTACGGTAACTCAGTGTTGGTAACACGTGCATTAGAGTTATTCTCTCTTGCAGATGTTGACCCAGCAATCGCAAACATTATTGCTTATAACCTAGCAGATTCTATTGACTCTATTGCAATGACAACATTGCGTGGTGGTTCAAACGTAATCTACTCAGGTTCAACAGCAACATCAACTGCAACAATTACTGCAGCAGCAACTCTAAGTTCTGCTAACGTTCTAAAGGCAGTTGCAAAACTACGTGCCAATAAGGCAGTACCTCGTAAGGGTTCAAACTTCTGGGCTGGTATTCACCCAGAGGTATCTCACGATTTCCGTCTTGCTACTGACACAGGTAACTGGTTAGTACCAAACCAATATGGTGCTTCACAGGACCGTGTATGGGCTGGAGAAATCGGAGTATACGGTGGAGCGTTCTTCATTGAGACTCCACGTATGTACAACGCAACAGATGGTGCTTCATCTGCTCGTGTATACCGTACAATTTTGTGCGGACAGCAAGCACTTGCTGAGGCTGTGGCAGAAGAGCCACATACAGTTATCGGACCAGTAGTGGACCGCTTAATGCGTCATCGCCCAATGGGTTGGTACGGCGTACTAGGCTTTGCTCGCTACCGCGAAGAGGCACTATACAGAATCGAATCAGGTTCTTCAATCGCTTAGTTGATTGACGGTAAGACACTGTTTATACGGCGAATACGTTGCAGTGTCTTACAGTAAGTTCATTAAGGAGAACAATGCCAAATTATACATTTGTAACACCAGTGGATGAAGAAGCACCTATTGGTAAACATAGATTGTTTTATTTTTATAAACTAAAAAAAGGTGTAAGTATTGCTAAATCTGGTGCAACTTACTCACAGGTAAGATATCCATTAGACAGTGATATGGCAACCTACGATGAATTTTATCGTGGTGGCTATAACCATACTGTTGACGCTGCAACTAGGGCAGCATTAATTGCTGCAGATGTTGGTGTTACTTCAGCCAACTTTACTGAAATATGAGTTTACATCAATTAAGAACACATCCTGAATTTGTAGAAGGATGTTTTGGTTGCAAGATTGGTACTCTAGAACTAGCACCTGGAGATGCCAGAAAACCAATTGCCCAAAAGAAATGGGACGGAGAATTGGCTGCTTATCGGGCTGCTAGGGCCGAAGGTATCCAACCAGCAGGAACAACTTGGCGACATATAAATGCGGCGAGGGAAGCCTCTGAAAAACTAAATAAACCATATAATGCAGACACTATGCCAGCGGCTCAAAAAATTGACCAACGGGTAGCAAATACTATGAGAGAGATAGGAATGTAATATGCCAAAAGTAGGAAAGAAAGAATTCCCATACACAGCAAAAGGTATGGCAATGGCTAAGAAAGCAGCAAAAAAATCTGGTAAAAAAATGGTTATGAAGAAAATGGGTAAGAAGAAATAATATGGCTACTCCAAAACCAAAGCCAAAACCAAAACCAAAAACTTGGGGTGCTGGTAGTTCTCCAGAAGAAATACGTGCAGTAGGTAAAGGTACATCAATAAATTCAAGAGAAGCCAAAAGACGTGAAGAAATTCTTAAACAATCTCAAGAATCAATATCTCCTGAAAATATGGATAAGTTTGAGGCTGAGGCTCGTGCAGCAATTGAAAGAAAATACCCAGGAATGTTTATACCAGAAACACGTACAACGGCTGGAGTAAAAAAAATTGGAAAAAAGAAATGAAAGCCAAAAAGGGAATGGGCTTCAAAGCAGCCCAAAAGAAAATCTCTGCGAAGCAGGGAGTCTCTATGGAACGTGCTGGAGCCATCTTGGCTGCGGGTGCGAGGAAAGCCAGTAAGGCTGCAATTAAGAAAAACCCTAACCTTAAGAAGGTTAAAGGTAAGTAATGTCATCTGGCCAATACAAGCGACACGATGGCTTTAATCCAGTTCAGATTAAGAATGGTTCCATAGTTCGTATTAGGAAAAATGGGACCATTCAATCAATATTAGGAAAGTATGGGGAATATGGAAAGAAAGAAAGACTCAAGACTCGCTAGAGCGGGAGTATCTGGTTTTAATAAACCAAAGCGTACTCCTAATCATCCTACTAAGTCACACGTAGTAGTGGCTAAAGAAGGAAATCAAATAAAGACTATTCGCTTTGGACAACAAGGCGTAACTGGTGACAAGAAACCAACTGCTAGACAAAAATCTTTTAAAGCACGTCATAGGGCTAACATCGCTAAGGGCAAAATGTCTGCAGCGTATTGGGCGGATAAAGTAAAATGGTAGCCAAGAAGAAAACAAAGTCTAAAGTTAATGCTGCTGGGAACTATACTAAACCTGGTATGAGAGCAGCACTATTTAAGAAGATTAAGGCTGGTTCTAAGGGTGGAGACCCAGGAGAATGGTCAGCCCGTAAAGCACAACTCCTTGCAGTTCAGTATAAGAAAGCAGGCGGAGGCTACAAATAATGGCACTTGCTAAATCTCAGAAGTCTTTAAAAGATTGGACTGCACAGAAGTGGAAAACATCTGATGGCAAACCTTCTAAAGGTAAAAAAAGATATTTACCAGAGGCTGCTTGGTCAGCACTAACTCCTGCAGAAAAGGCTGCTACTAATAGGGCTAAGGCTAAAGGAAATAAAAAGGGTAAGCAGTTTGTAAAGCAACCTAAATCAATAGCAAAGAAAACAGCAAAGTACAGATAGGGACACAGGGGACTATGAGTAAAAAAGATTCTATAGCACTTGTATGGTGTGACAATGGAATGGTAGATGGTAAGTTTATGCAAGGCGTAGCAGATGTAATGCTAAAGTCTGGTGTAGAGTTTGCTACTACATTACGCAGTCAAGGTAACCAAATTGCTAGACAAAGACAAACAGTTATTGATTACTGGTTTGATAAGACTGATTATGAATGGCTACTGTGGGTAGATTCAGATGTAGTAATTAGTCCAGAAAAGTTTAGATTATTGTGGGACAATAAAGATGCTGAGAAGCGTCCATTGATTACTGGAGTATATTTTACTACAGATAATCCTGAAGAACCTTTAATGGTTCCAATGCCTACTGTATATAGTTTTGTTAATGATGGTGAAGGTGGAATTGCAATAAGCAGAGTAC